TTATTTGTAGCTCCCCAGGAATGGTCTGCCCAGGTTCAGGCTTTGTAACACTGTAATACAGGAAGTTGTGTCAAAATCTCCCTCCCGGATTACAATTTCATTTATCCTCATCACGCCCATCTTCTTCTCCCGCTCTTTCGGATCCTGGTTCAATCCGTACATCGCCGTCACGTGGGCATATTTGCGCTTGTCTTCGCTGAAGTTCTTCCGGGAGAGGGTGTCTTGTTCGTATGATTGTGAATCGGTTTGGGTCGCTGTAACAAGCAAACAATTCTGATTCTGGGAGAGCGCCCGGAGGTCCATCCAGATCTGATTTTGCTGATGTCGAAACTCCTTGACCTTGTTTGTGACCAATAGATCCGCATAGTCAATCACAACCACGTCCGGGATGAACCCACTGTCCCGCTCCCATCGCTGGAGGATCATCTCAATCATCTCCACGCTCAGCTCCCCGTTGGAATGGGTGGAGAGTCTGAAGCGCCGTTTCTTTTTGATGAAAAACTCATTCCACTTGATTTTCGCCTCCACAGCATCGACTGGGTGTTTGATCTCCTTCCGCTCCACCCAGGGCACCCCCCAGGACCGTTGACGAAACTCCCGACAGTTGTGACATGGGGCATAGTCCGGTTCTTCAAGAAAGGCTTTCACGATCAGATCCCGGGTGAGCTTCTGGCGGATGTTCTTTTCATTCCATTCCTTGAAGGCGGCAAACGGTCCGAAATCACATTCACGTTGTTCCTTGTCGCAGAGATCTAATTGGTTCAACATACAGTCCACCACCGGGAGAAACACCTGGCCGCAATACTTCTCTTTGATAGGCTTCCGGGTCAGGTAGGAACAAACCCGCTTGATCTGCTGGTTTTCGGTCATGTCCCCGGCCTGGAAGAAGGCCACCTTGGACTTCTGGCGGGTGGCTCGCACGGCCAGGTCTAACAACATAAAGCTCTTCCCCAGCTTCTCCCGGGCCATGAACGAAATGAAACCACCCCGGACCATCTGTTCATTCCAAAACTCTCCCAGCGCTCCGGGATATAGAATGACTGGCTTTTGCATGTCACTAAAGGCAATATCCACCTTTGATAACACCTTACTGTCACTCAGGTCTATTTCGTTGCTAATTGATGCTTGAATACCACGATATGACGCTGCGAGTGCTTGCGCTTCTTCCGGCTCTCCCTCATCGACACGCTCTTGGACCTTTTCGAGGTGGAGGGCCAGGTGTCGCTCTTTCAGGTATTTGTCCGCTGTATCCAGGGTGTATTGCAGGTTGAAGCTCTCCTCATACTCCTCAGAGAGATCCCGCAAATCATCCTCAATATCTTCAGCAAGATCCTTCTCAACATATCCCTCCCGGAGCTTCTCAAAGTATATGGATTCAATATCCAGCCCGGGAGCCTTATGATACTTGTCAAAGTATTCAATACACCAGATGGAGAGCTGCTGAGCGCTGACTGATTTCAATAGCTTTGTTTCCCAAATGGGGCGGACCTGTTGGAGGAAGTCCGTGGACACGATCAGTCCAATTATGATTTGACGTTCAATCATTCTTCATTTCTTTCTTTAACGCATCCATGTTCTCCATCGTGTAATCTCTCACGGCTTGCGCCTCCCTCCCAAATGGCTTCATACCGGGTCGCTGATTATACAACCACATCAAATAGTCCGCCGGGACATTCGCCATTTCCGTGCCTTTGTACTTTCCAAATGGCATCGGGCTTTCGTCAGTCAGTGTCATACTTCTCCCCCATCAAAATAATGCCAAACCAATTCTCCAAGAATGCTTGGAGTTTGGGTGGAGCCTATATACACGCCCATGTCTTTGTCGCTGATATCCCAACCGGTTCCTGTGCCCATAATTTTACGCTCCACATATTCGTTTTCAGGATTCAATAATGCCCATAGCACCGGCTCTCCGTTTTGAAAACCAACATGTAATAATTTTGCATCAGCCGGCATCGTCAAAAATATTTCATCTTTGACCTCCAATTGATATTTCCAGATTGTTTGTTTCATAGCGTTTTGTTTTGTCCGGTTCTGTCTTCAACCCGGGTGAAGAATCCTACAGAGCGCTTGATTGACGCAATAGACTTCCTGCAGCTCTGCTTTTGCATCATCATTTCGGAGGTCAGCATGATCTCTCCGTTTCTTCCCACCAGGATGTAATAGTACAATCCATTGATGGATTTGAGAATTTGAAATTTCATTAGAACTTCTTTTTGAGGTGAAATATTTCAGTACACATTCTTTCGATCCGGCTTGTGATTCGATCATCACCGAACTTCTCAGCGATCTCATCCAAGCTATGATTAGCGGTAAATATGGTATGCTTCATGTTCTCATACCTGCGATCAATCAGCAGGTACAGGATCCCCAGCACCCAATCAGTGGGTCGCTCGGATCCGAAGTCATCCAGCACGAGAAATGCCGCATCAGATAATTGCTTCAGGAAGGCTTCCCCATCCCGGAGCGGATCATCAAAACAAGCCTTCAAGTCATTCAGGATCTCCGATGTTTTGAAGAACAGTATATGAGACTCCCAATGACCCGGGTGCAAATAGCGATCCTTTTCAGCCTCCAGCATCATCCACGCTGCCCAAACGGTCTTGCCGGTGTGTACATCGCCGTGAACGAAATAGCTGCCCAGGGGCGGGAGGTTGTCCGGAGGGGTCAGTGTTTCCATATCCCGTTTCAACCTCGGGGTGAAGTCCGGGAGCACTTTTGGTCGAATGTGCTTGTACCATCTTTCCTCGTTTCTCATAGTTCTGCTAATTTCTTCCCGGCTTCAAATGCTTCTTTGGGGGTTGGTACTTTCTTTCCGAAAATAGGATGAGAGCAATCAAACAGTTTCAATATCCGCTCTGCGGTTTCATTAGAGCACCACCCGGACCAATATCCAATATTGATTTTACAAATCTCCTCCGCTGTCTTTCCTTCTTCATGCGGTTTCTCATCTAAGAATTTTTGAGTGTACTTGATATACTCTTTCAAGTATTGGTCAGCCTCTTCTTGATCAACGATGTCGGCCACTGGTCCAAGTGCCTCCCCGTATGTCAAGATGTCTTTGTTTTCTGGATTGAATTTTATTTGCTTCATAGTTCTTTTGATTTACGGTATGTCTTGCGGGCGGATCCGGTGGACCGGCTGCCCACGGTGTTCTTCGGGGTGCGGGAGTTGTAAGTGCGTTCGTTCTTGTACCAGGTGCCCAGGCGCTTGCCGACATCGAATGCCTGCTGCATCTCCCATCGCATCATCAAGCCTTGAGGCTTTGTTTCGGTCCAATAGTCAATAAACTCCTTCATCATGGCCGGTTCATATTTATCAATATATGGGAGGACCATTATTTGAAACTTTTTTAGCTTCTTGGATAAAACATCCTCACGGTTCTTCCTTCTCTTCATTCCTGATTTCTTCCCGGCGCTGATCCGCTTCTCTTGGATGGCTCCAAGTTCAGTTAATTGTTCATCAAGAAATGATATCACCAAGCGGGTTTCTTTGGTACTTTCTTTTTTTCTTTTTTCTCTTTCTTCTTCTTCTTCTATTTCTCCCAGCACTTGTTCAACATCTGTTCCCTTCTCCACTCTGATTATTTCTTTTTCAAGCAGCTCCTTGAACTCTGATTCGGAGTTTCTGAAACGGTAAACAACGTCAGTCCAACATATGTTCCCTTTCTTCTTCCAATACAGTGCACAGATGTTGACGAATAGTCCCTGGACATTTCGGTCACAAGAATAGATCCGGCCAGCGAACCATTCGTCAGGGTACCACTTGAAATAGGGTAAATCATTTGCCATTATGCTACTTTTTTACCCGTGTGATCACGCTGATATCCTTTGAGCTTCTTCCGGGGCGGAGTGTAGATGGGATTGCCCTGGGCCATACTTCCCAAACCACCCATTGCGTGTTCATTCCGGAAGCGCTGAATTGCTCTGTCCTGCTTGCTTCCAAGCTTGACGGACTTTCTTGAACCACCCTTTGATGCCAGTAGTTTTCTCACTCTCCGGTTCCTCTTCTGAAGGGAATGCCGTTGTTGTCTGTTGTTTGCCATTTTGAACTGTGTTTATTGCTTCAAGTAAATAATAGATTTTTTCATGATCAGGCTCCTTCTTCGCCAACTCATCCACGAGGGTTTTGTTGAGCCTCCTGTGTTCTTTTGTATCTGGCTGGAAGGAGGATTCATCCATCATAATGTAAGCCATTTCAATCGTGTTGAAAGCGGCTCTCATCTGGTCCAGCTCTTGCTCGGTGTACGGTTCCATAGCACTATTGTTTATGAACGTCCGGGTCAATGGTATGCGAATGAAATACCACCGGACCTATATTGGGCGGAAACATGATATCACTTTTGGGAAATAACTTCTTGTGATCAAATGTAATCTCCCTTCCAACCGGCTTTGTCTTGACCGGGAAGCGCTTGATGTACCATTTCGGGAAGCGGTCCTGTTTCAGGTGTTCCCACCAATTAGCGGGTACATCCATATACACTTTGTACTTCTGATAATCGTGCTGACCCAAAATAAAGGAGTCAAGCCGAATAATCAAATCACGGACCGCATCCTGGATACTGAGTTGGGTGGCTTCAAATACAAACTTTCCATAGCGCTGCATCACTTGTACTTTGATCGCTTCAAATTCCTGTTTGGTAACTTCGGGTGGTTTGTCTGAGGTTGCTTTCATAGGTTTCTGTATTTACTTTGTTGACATCTTGATTTCAATTCCGGGGGACATACACAGCACATCCCGTCACAGTCTGATAGGACCAAATAAAAATGGTTGATCCACCGTTGAATTCTCTTTTTCATAGCAGTTGTTTCATTAGGTGATCGGCATCCTCTTGGGACATGCTCCCGGGATCCTGCTGAATATCCTCTATGTGTACTTTGACTTTGAAATACTCAAGTTCATCCCGGAGCTTTTCAGCTTGCTTCCGGGCTTGAGGATCCGGGTCAAACAAAATAATGACTTCATCGAAATGTTGCTTGATCCTCCGGACCTGGTATGGGGTGTAATCAATTCCAAATACTCCGAAAGCTCTCACCCCCATTCGCCAAACATCCGTGATCCCTTCCACACACACTCCTCTCCTTCCCCACTCCAGGGGCTTTCCATACAGGATCCGCTGATGATGGATGATCTCCCGGGCCATCGGACAAGCCATGTATTTGAACTCCGGGGAGGACTTCATATGGCGGGTTTGGAAACTGACTTCCTGGCCTTCCCAGAAGATGGGTGCGAGGATCCTATGGCTGTAATTGATCTTGTCCAGATATGCTACAGGACCGGTGCCCGAAACTCCCCAAACCGCTTCAAGGAGTTCCGGGTCAAAACCACGTCCCAATAAATATTTTTTATGATTACTTTTGAGCTTGATCTCCCCGGTTGGATATTTGTATGGGGTGAGGTTGATCTTTGCTTTGGTTTCCTTCCGGGAGCGGCGGGAGGATCCGCCATACTTTTTAATGAGCTCCCGGGCTTCTTTCGGAGGGATGTTGAGGAGTTTGCTGATGACCTTGTCCGGGAACTTCCCGCCACACCGCCAACAGTGGTAGTGATTTGTCTCCATATTGTAGCCCAGGTGATATCCCGGGTTGCCGGTACAGAAGGGACACGGCACGTTGACCCAACCCGGGCGGCAGTGCTTCTCTCCTTCCGTGGCGTGGTCAACATGAAAGTCGGCATATAATTCGAGGATCCTCATGTTATATTATACAACCGATCTCTGTTTGCGTTATGATTTTTCTTGTCTCCCGGATCGCATCCCACGACCGGCGGTGTGTCCAGCCTCGTTTAATTAGCTCCCGGAAGATCTTGCCCCGGGCAATCTTCGGAGCTACATCAGAGATCTCACCGTTGCTTTCCCGGATAAAATCAAGGATGGTTTGGACATCCGGCGGGAAGTCGTTTCCAAAGAATTCATACACCGGGTGATAGCTCTCCTGCCTCCGGATCTCCATTGCCCAAATGATGTCCTTCACCCGGCGCTCTCGTTGTATGTAGAAGATCAACCCATTGGTGATGTACCGGTACAGGAAGGTGGTGCGCTTCGCTGAGCGGTTCTCCTCTTTGTAATCCTTCATTCCGATACAGTATTGTAAACAGGCTTCTGAATACAGATCCTCGAAAGGGAGCCCGGTGGTGAAATGGAAGCTCCAGGCAATAGAGCGGATCAGCTTCATATGATCGGTTCTAATCATTTTCTTCTTTTTCAAATTTGTCACAGCTTACTTCATCGCTTGCTATTTCATAGGAAGGGCTGTCCGGGTGATAGCACCATCCTATTTCAAACGGCTCCAAATCATCCTCATAGATGTCTTCAAAGCTCCGGAAGTGAATACACCTCAGGCAGCTTTTTTCGCAGTCTGGTTGTTCATTAGTTTTCATCATTATGTTTTTAGAGCATCAATTATTACCAGGCAAAACCAGATAAAACTAAGCACCCAACCAATAATTATTAGCCAGATAGGGGCTTCAAATAGTTTGTCAATAATTATATTAATCCATTTCATGGTTCATAGTTTTTAATCAAATCCATTAACAGGGATCCTTTCTCAGGTTCTTTCCCATCCAGGACCGCATTTATGATTGTTTTCTTTTTATCTAACATTTTGGCAATCTCTTCCTCAATAGTAGCCTCAGCCAAAAGATAGTAGATGTTTACCGTGTTGGCTTGGCCAATCCGGTGTGGGCGGTCCGAAGCTTGGGCAAGCTCTCCCGGGGTCCACGGATATTCGATAAAAGCCAGGTGGTGGGCGGCGGTCAGCGTTATTCCAACCCCAGCAGCCTGCATCTGTCCAATGAAAAGCTGTATTTGTGGCTCATTTTGGAACTTATCCACCGCCAGCTGTCTATTCTTACCAGTGACACTTCCATCGACCTTTACTGCCAGGCCTTTGAACTCCTTCATCAGCCGGTCAATAACAAACTTATGAACAGCGAACACAATCAGCTTCTCCCCGTTCTCCAGCACATCCCGGATCCACTCCAATACACCGGCCATCTTTCCTTGAACGGCCAATTGTTTCAGGGCTTCAATCTGGGCGACAGCTTCAGCGTTGGAAGCCCGTTCAGCGGCAGCGGCTCCTTTCCTCCGCTTAACAAACTCAATAAAGTTTTTCTCAGCCTCCCTGTACTCTCCCCGGTTGTTCAGTTCAATTGGAAGGAAGGAATACAATTTGGGCGGGAGATCCTTCAACACTTCGGACTTCAACCGGCGGATCATAATTGTTTTCACGAGCTTGTCATGAAGCTCCTCTGTGTTCGAGGCTCCGCTGGTATCCATTCCGAAGCCGGTTGATTTGGCATCGCAATAGCGGTGGATGAAGTACCACCAATTGGGAAACATCGTGGGTGAGAGCATCTGTATGGCGTTGTATATCTCAATAGGCCGGTTGACAATCGGAGTCCCACTCAATAGGATCAGGTGTCTGACTCCCTTGACGAGCTTCCGGAAGGCTTTGGTGCGTTTGGCTTTCGAGCTTTTCACATAATGGATCTCATCTCCAATCACTACCTTCGGGAGAAGATCCCGGAGGAAGTCCACCCAGCCGGTGTACGGCACTTCCCGGGTCTTGATCTCAATCAGATCCGGTCCGCCATCCTTTCCTTTCGTGACCTTCTCATACTCCTCAAAGTCATTCGCCAATATATCGTAATTGATGATCAGGATCCCGGGAGCGCCGGTGATCTCTTCCGGCTTTCTCCCGGACAATATAGTCACTTTCGGTTTGTCCATCCACATGTTCGCTTCCCGCTCCCAATTTAGTTTCAGGCTGGCGGGGACTACGATCACCACTGGACGTTTGCGGGGATGTAGTTGGCACCAGGCAAGCGCCTGGGCTGTCTTGCCCAATCCCATTTCATCAGCAATAAGAGCCCGACCACGGTGGGCTTCGATAAACTCCACCCCTTTCTTTTGATAGGTGAACAGATCCATTCCCAGTCCCGGGATCTCCAATGTGCTTTCGGAAAGGTCGTTGACGCTCTCCCGGTTCTTTTGAAGATGGGCGATGAGGGTGGGATGTAGATCCCATCCCCATTTACGTAGTTTCTCAATCGCTCCTACATTCAGTGGACAGGTCCAGAAGCGGCCCTGTGGGTCACGCTTCCGGCCCGGCAACCTCCGGACCCGGTCAACATCGGTCCGGGTTTGTGTAGTGATCTTGATTCCAAAATCTCCGCTCTTGTAGCGGATCATCACAGCTGTATTCTTTACCGCACGCTTCATTTAGCAATCCGTTGTGATCTCCATTTCCTGCCGCTTTTGTTTCGGCGGATCCGGAAGGTGGAAGTGGCGTATGCCAATACAATCGGCAGCGTCACATATAAATTTATCAGCAATAACGCTTGTAGCAAATCTCTCATGGTTAAAAGATGTTGGTGAGTAAAAGGAGTACAAAGAAGATAATAATCAAAACCAAGAATAGTTCTAAGCACCCTGGTTTATTTTCGTCTGGTGGTACGGGATATGTGGTCATGGTTTCAAGAATTGTTTAATTGATATCTGTTTGATTTTAACAACGGAACCTTCCGGGATCTCCTCCCGGTTGGCTTCGGTGATGCGGTCAATAATATGACCACAGTAGGGCTTCCCGGTAATGGGTATGTCCAGAGGGAGGCGGAGCTGTTCAGCGTTTTTCATCGCCAAAGGTATTCATCCAATATTCAAGAATCTCCCGGGCAACAGGGCGGATCAATCCAAACTCTGCTTCCAGGTACGGAAGCGAACCAAACATATTGGTTTCCCCGCTGTCTCGGAGAGCATCCAGAAATTCCAGATGCTCATTAGTTATAAATGTAGGACGTTCCATATCAGTTTGCTGAATGATATAATTTGAATTGTTTGATAAATCCGGAAGCATCCATCTTACTTATAGCGGACTGGGTGAAAAGAGTTTTGGCTGCTTCCCGGGCCTCATTCCAAAAGTCAATGTGACCTCCCTTGCTTACTCTTCCAGTCATGTAGTCTTTTAGTTGTCCAATGTCGTTTGATAATTCGTGTTTGTTGTTCATAGCGATTTGATTTAAAGTTTTTCTGAATTCATTTTTACACATTCAGCTTGGTACACGGGGTGCCATACTCCGCTGATAGGATCACCGGGGGCGTAATTGGCCCGGGCTGCTTGTTGAAATTCCAATACTTCTTTCGGGGTGAGCGTTCTGAATAATGATGCCATAGCGATTTGATTTTTAATACCAGTGAGATTCATTTACTTTGTAAGGAAGGAAGATGGGTGGCTTGGGGCCTATGCGAGGCCGGGCAGCATCTTTGGCCCGGGCCTCATTCAGCTTCTTCCGGGCCATAATGGCTTCCTGTTCTTTATTGTGCTGAGCGATCAATTGCCTGGCAATCTCCCGCTTGGAGGGTTTGGTGCGTTTCATAATTCTTTCCATAAAATGATATCACCATCTATGTCCAGGCTGACATCCTCCCAACGAGGATCTGCTTGGTATCTTTTCAGGACATTCTTGGTGAAGTCCTCGTCAAACTCTTCTATGATTTTGGATGATGGCTCTGAGTCCATATCAATTACTACTTTTTTCATATGTGTTCATTTAGGATTGGTACATAAATCAGGCGGGTGATATGGCCTCTTTGCCTCACCCACATATAGCCTTTTTCAAAGCCCCAGTGGAAATAGTGAGTAGCATTCATCCAACAGGCTTTGTCGTAAAAGTCTTGAAGCGCGTTTGTCAGCGCCTCCCGGTTTCCACTTTTACAGACCCGGTGGAGGATGGAATGGAATTGTTTGACGATCATCTCAATCTCTGGTTTTTTTAGATCTTCAATTTTTGGTGTTGATTCTACATGAGCAATCATATCTGACCCCTCCATTCTTCTTCGTGAAAGAAGTCCGCTGGTGCGGTGTCTTCAAATCCGTTCTCATACAGAACGTTTCGCATAAGTCCCCAGAAGGCTTTATACACCTTTCCGGCATAACGAGGTCTTGATTGTCCTTCCACTTTCCAGGCCCATTGTCCTCCGGAAGCATGATGTTTGTTTACAATCCAGATCTTCCAGCCGCATCTGAGTTTCAAAAGAATATCAGTTTGAGGCGTTGTGAGTGTAGCTTTCTTTGTCATAGC